CATATTGATTTAATACATACTTTAATTCATCATCTGATAGAAAATCATCTATCATCCTATATTCTGGGCTAAAACTATCTTTGATATTCATTTGCTCGCTTATCTTTTAAACTGTTTATCCTTTAATTATAGCATATTGACCTTAAATGGTATAATTAATGCATGGACTACAATAAATATATTTTTGAATATAACAAAATAGGAATTGGCCTACATGGGGTAAAAATAGTAGATAATTTTTTAGATGAAGACACTACAGGTTATTTGTCTAAATGGCTAGATGGGGATATTAGGACTAGCGGAATATATAGAAGCGAAATAGATGATGAAAAAATATTAAAAATATTAGAAGAACAAGAAGAAAGAATATATAAAGAAGTTTATGATCATTATACAGTTAACTATGATGTAATTTTTAAAGAAAGGCCAATAGGCAGAACTCATTTATTAAAATGGAACTTACAAGATGGTGACGTTATGCCAGTACATACTGATTGCGAGACTCCAGATGGTGAACCAGTTTTAGAAAATGAATACTACAGATATAATTTATCTGCAATATGCTATCTTAATAAAGATTTTGTGGGTGCAGAATTAATATTTCCTGAAATTGATTTGACTATAGTGCCAGAACCTGGCAAACTAGTCCTATTTCCTAGCAGATACAAACATGGAGTTTTAAATATGGAATCAGGAAAAAGGTATACTATGCCAACCTGGTTTACATTTGATATTGGAGAAGAAATACCAAAAGAAGAATTAAGATTTACCTATGATGCCTATAAGTTATTGTTTTAATATTAGATAGAATTGTCAAAATCTTTAAACTTTGTCCACAATGCTGCAGTATATCTAGTGTTGCCAACAACCTCTTTAACTCCATGCAAATAGTGAGTGTTGCCTGGAAATACTGCTAACATTCCTGGCTTTGGCTTAATCTCAATATTAAAATCTGGAAAGAATAACTCTCCACCATCAAAATCATCGTTTAAATAAAGTATGGTTGATAAATGTCCAGTCCAAAAATACGGATAATATTTTTCAATAACAGAAAATTCATTTTTTTCATCATGCTTGGGTTCCCAACCTATGACATCTGTATGTGGATTTATGTAAGTTCCATTTGGATGAAACGTATATTGCAACGATCTGTCAACAACTTGTTTCATATTATAAAAACTTTCAGCATTTTCTGCAATTTTAGGCATTAAATAGAGTGCAAAATTACGCAATTTTTCATTATCAATTTGACCAAATGCTAAAGTTTTTCCATGAACATGATGAGTTTCATATTCAGGTTCGTGTTTTTTGCATTCTTCTAATATTTCAGACACTTCTTCTTTGGTTATAAAGTCTTCAAACAAACCTATATTTTTAGGATCAATACCAATTTTTTGTGTTATATTATCTATTTTCTTTACTTGAGGTCTAACATATAGTTCATTTATCTTATACAAGACTAATCCTCTTTTTCATGATTAGCCACATATCTTGAAAATTTTTCTTTAATTGTTCCATCTTTTCTGACACGAACGATCCAACCATCTTTTATTTGAATTTGGTTGTGTGCGTATTTTTTCTTTCTATTTTTTCTTAACCTGTTATTGCTCATTGATTTTTTTTCCTTGATAGGATCTGCCCCAAAAAAATGAGGATATCATTAATAAACCAATAACCAATGAATGCCAAAAATAAAATGTGTTCATTTATCCATGTCGCCTTCTTTTATCATATAGTTATTGTACCATTATAATTAAGAGACAGGCAGTTAATTAAAACCACCTGTCTCAAATTACACCTGTTTACTTTTTAGCAGGTTTTTTTGCAGACTTTGCTGCTTTTTCAATTTCTGCTACATCTGGAAGTCTTCCAAATGCTGTATCGCTTGGATTAATTGCACGTAATGCTACTGGGGCAATCGCTGCCAATAGAGCATATGCTAGATCTTTTGGATCTGTTACGCCTGTCATGTACAACGCTAGTCCAGCACCTAGGACAGAGCGTCCGTATGATGCAAGAGCAGCCTTTAATTGTTCTTTATTCATTTTTATTTCTCCTTTTTCTTTGAGCATTTAATATGCCCAAACCTATGAGTAATTTTTCTTGGACCAAAAGTTTTTTTTGTATCCATTTTCCATTACTTTTTTAATACCGTAAGACATTCTTTTAAATTGTTTATCATTATATTCTAATCCCTGAGAAATCCAATCTTCTCTTTTGATAAATATCATTTGATATATTGGAGTTCCAGCAGGTATCAAACCTTCAAACCCTTTCTTTACCATAAAAGGTATTGGCCCATTAACTGACCATTTGTCTGTGTCTATAATACCATTCATTGTTAAGAATGGTAGATCTAATCTGTTTGCTGGATGAAAGTATAATGTGCTATACCCCGCTGGAGTCTGAGGTTCCCACTGAGTTATCCAATGAAATTCGTTAGTATAGTAGCCATCAAAGTTAGGAAACACTCTTCTAGAATCAGTGTCTTGTGCTCTTGTAGACAATGGTTTAATTGGACCAGCCCACTTATAAGTTATAATATCATTACCTGTATTTGGATCAATACCAAGATTAGTTATCTCTACATCACATATTAATTCTTGCGTATACCCTGAAGTTAATGCATCTAAAAATGGTGGACATTTCTTTGCTGTACCGTCGTCCCTATTACCTCTTAAAGTTGGTTGAAGAGTAGGCATATCCTTAAACCATTTTGGCAAATAGTTTTTTGCAGACTGTGGTCTTGGGGTCATAAACTCTACATCCTGGCTAGATGGAATAAAGTTTACCTCTTGACTATTGGTCATGATAAAAACATTTTCCTTTTTAATTGATCCATATGAATATCACATAAATTCAACTCTCGTGGATTATTATTGAATATTTGTGTTGCCTCTTCCTTGCATGAATATTCTTCACACACTCTAAAAGCATTCCACGCTACCTCTGTTTGGTCTTTAAGCCTTATCAAGATCCACCTCCTCTGGAATTAACTTTTTTAATTCATGAAATGATTTAGACACAACTTGCATTTGGTTTCTAGTGTCAGTATCAAAAATAGCACCATACTTATCATGAAATTCTACAATTGGACCTAAGTCTGTTACTACATTACTAAGAGTTTTTTGTACATTTTCTATATATTCAAAAGCAGACTCTCTCGATTGATTAAGAAAGTTTATAAACCCTTCTTGAACATCTGTCTTTACAGACTCTTCATTATCCTTGTTCTTTAACTTATCAAGTAAAAAAGCATTTGTCGTAGTTGAATCTATTTGCATTTGAAATATTTTATTTAAAGCATCAGTATGTTGAAATTTTAACCATAAGTTTTTTAGTATAGTAACTATAGACAATGCTGTAGTAAATATTAATAAAAGCATTAACCAACTATCTTGCATCTTTTATAGCCTCTCTTGTCAATAAAACAATAGCACCATTTTGCTCTAGTGCTTTTTTAACTTTAATTATATACTCAACTGCTGCTATCTTTCCATCATGATCTAATCTGGCTAAAGTTTTAGGATCTAGTTTAACAGACAAAAAGTTATCATTATCTATAATCTGCACACCAAAGTTTTTAGGTGCAGTAATAGAACGAAAAGCCCTTTTCATACTGTCAGTATACATTTTTAGTCCTATAACATTATATCAGAGGTCGCTATTTACTCATACCCATTGTTAGGGTTTGCCAAATATTTGCCCAAATTGGTTTTGTTTTGTGGTTATTAAACTCTCTAGATATTTCTCCTTGCTCAAGATAAATACCGCCCCAAACTCCCCACTCCTTCTGAGTAATGCCAACAGAAAAGCATTCTTTCATGACAGGGCACTCTGAGCATAGTTTATCTATCGCTGGTCGAAGCATTAAATCATTTTCATACTTTTCAAAAAAAATATTAGTGTCATACTTATAACACAATGCCTTATTTTTCCATTCATATTTTTTCATATTAATCTACATATTTAGTTGGAATATTCCAACCATCTCGTGATGGCGAAAATATTTTTTTAATATACCATAATCCATTTACAAAAGCACCAGTAGTAGATAGACGCCCCTTGTCTGACTGTGTCATTTCTACTACGTCCCAACCATCCCAAGATAGTTTTTTATTATCTAAAACAATTGATTCCATAGTTTCTAGTTTATCAATTATCATTTTTTTCCACCGCTATCAATTGCTTCAAATCCGTCTTCTCTATCAAACAAGACCCAATCCATTGACTCTATTTGCATTTCTCTATTTATATGTTCAAGAACGATATCTTTATCTAGTTCTCCACATGTATATAAATCAAATTGCAACATTGCAGGATCTTTCTCATCCCAAATATGAAAAGCAATATGGGATGTTTCAATCATTACTATTGCGGTTAAACCACGATTTCCTTCTGCTTCAACATAAGAAGCAAATGGTCCCTTGATAATCTTCATCTGTATTGCATAAACTAATCTTGTTAAAAATCCAACTCCATCTTCTGGAGTCTTTAATGGATTCTTTACTTTAGCATTAATTAATATGTGTTTGTGTTGTAACATTGTTTTCTTTCTCTAGTAGCGAAATATTCCAACTTCAACGTTGTGAAGTTCTGCTTCTGCAACTAATGCAGAAGGTTGATCCTGTGGTGTACTTAAATAAGCAAAGTACCCAATTGAATCAAAATTTTCTTTTAGCCAAGTAGGTGCAACTTTAAAGAATTTAATCTTTTTGCCTCTTGCTCTTAATCCTCTTTCAGATAAATTTGAAAACTCTGAAACCATAGAATTAACTTTTGCAGGACCTGCTGAATAAATATGAAACTTATCATCATCTTCTGGCAGAGAAGCCATTGCTACCCCCATAGCCCTAATGAATACGCTATAGTCGTCAAAACCTTTACTGCCCTGAACTGCAACTATCATGCCTATTCACCCTTTCTAAGTTGATCTATGATAAAAAGCATCTTGTCTAATTCTACCTTATTCATACCCATTGTGTCAACTACCTGTGCATTGTTTTTGTCTATATCTCCATCAACAATATTTGACACATAGAATACATTATTTTTGGTCCAGTAGGCTTTTCCCTCTACAATGAGCACCTTTACGTTAGTGTCTTTAAGATGCTTTCTTGATTGATTATTTTTAATAACAGCCTTAGTTATTTGATCTACCTGCGGCAATATTGGAGACAAAATTTTGTGTATATGACTTTGACTATAACTTATTGAAAAAAAGGGTTCACGTTTGTTTCTTTTATTTATTAAAAACACAATAAAAATAAATATTACAAGTGTTGTTGTTACAGTTCCAAGCAAAAAATCCATTTATTGATCCTGATCTTCCATTACAATTCTGATTATTTCTTTTAAACTATATCTATTATTATCTGTTAGTTTATCTACTTCTTTTTTATCAAATGCTTTAGGCAATATTTTTATCTCTGGATCTTTTTTAGTTATGTCCATAGCAATAAAACCATGTTGCCATAATGCCATTGTCTCTCTACTAAAATATGTAGACATTTCGTTATGAAGGTCTGGATTAATATCTTGTAGTTTTGAAGTAAAATTATATAGCGGCTCACCAGTTTCTATATCGATACCAGAAACTTCAAGTGCACCAAGCAAAATAAGATTGGCTATAATGTCTTTATCATCACTCATTGTTAACTTTCTATTTTATTCGTGTTATGGAAAATGCAGTTTTTTTACAAGGTTTTAATGCTGCTGTAATTGCATCTTTTTCTTTTTTATCAACAGACAGTGACCATCTAACCTTAACTGAAATCCAGTTAGTTAAATATTCACAGGTGTATGGTTTATTTGTTGGTAACCATTCTGCTGGATCTCTATCTGATTTTGATCTATTAGATGAACCTGTTACTGCAATTAAATGACGAGGATCTAATTGATCGTTTGCATACATCTCACGTTTTTTTGCATCCCATGCACTAGCACCAGAATCCCAGGCTTCTGCTAATGGAACCATATGATCTACATCAAGTTTCTTTGCGTCAGTAACTTTTGCACTATCATAAATGCTAAGCCACTCTCCACCAACTATATTACATTTTGAATCAACATTTGGCTTTTTAATTGCTTCAGAAATAATAACAGATTTGCGAGCATCGCAACCATTTCCAGTTCCAACCCAATGCTTAAATTGTTCTCTTTTGTATCCTGTACGAACCTCATCGGCAACCTTTAATGCATTTAATGCTGATAAAGCATCTTTATATTTATTATCTACAGCATTTGCTGAAATAGTATTTAAAGATAAAACTGTTGCACAAACTGCAACTAATATTTTATTTTGAATTGTGTTACCCATATATATCTCCCATTTTTTCTACAGTAAAACTACTGTTGTTAGTATAAACAATATTTTTAATATTAGGCAACTTAATTATTTTAGCATCTGAAATATTATTTTTAATTAAATTGCTTACTTGTTCAAAATGTAACTTATCATTTTCAGTCATCCCAGAAACATGCTTAATTCCAATAACAACCTGTTTGTTAGTAGATAAAGCATCTACATACTGTTTAGCATTTTTACCATTCCATGATTGATAAGTGTCAGTCATTAATGTGGTGTCTTCTTTCCAATCAAACAAACCAAATTTCCTAATAACGTTTATTGCCCTTGTTGGTAAGGCATCTTCGTGTGTATCTCCAGTGTTAACTATTCTATGATCAAAGACTGTTGGATCTTCCCACGCTCTTGCAGTATTGTTTTCTTTTGTATCTACCCAAACCACTACATCTGCTTTTCCAAATATAGTTCTATATTGCTCTATATTAAATACAGCATCTACTATTACTGGTTTATCTTGTTTAGATTCTAAAATTCTTGCTAATTCTCCTAGTTTGTGATAGTATGTTAATTCATTAGGCCCTGACAAAAAATTAGTAAAAGTTTCTTTATCTAAATGTATGCCGTTAATTCTATCTCTTACTGCATCTGCAATCTCAGTTGCACCAGAACCAGGTAGTCCTATAAATTGAATTATCATTTTAACTAAAGTGCCTGTCGTATTGTAAAACAACTTCTGCAACCATACTATCAATAGATCCAATAGATTTAGTAATCATTAGATCATACTCGTCTTCTAGAGGCTCTTCCCATTTAAAGTCAGAGGGAGCATTTGGTGGTGGAGTTGGAATAATTGCATCCTTTTCATCAATTGTATTTACCCAAACAGTAAATGTTTTTTCCGCATAATAAGAATCCTTGAATTGAGTCCTTGCCTCTTTTGTTGGAAAATATCCACTTGGAACATATAGTTGTATGTTATTTTTTGAGGCCACGCTACCAATTGTTCTTAGCCATCTTGCGTACGGAGACTCAGTGCTTGCAGTTGGCAATTCTCTGTCTGTACAAAAAAAACCATTCATTTTATCTGAAAATTCTTTTGCTACTTTATTTCTAATTTCTGGATCTAAGCCAAAAAACTGAACAGTATACACTATCAGTCCTTTCCTTTTAGTTTGTTTTCAATTAATTTATCTCTTTCATCTATAATGTTTATAGCAAATTTCATTATTTTATCGTATCCAACTGCGTTATCCACAATTTTATTGTAGTGATGTGCACAAAACAATAGTTCTCCATCTAAACCTACAGCCTTAACATAGGCCTGTGCATTACACCTATCACATCTATCGTTTAATGTCAATAGATATTCTTTTACCTCTGGGGTTGTTGTAGTCATTAACACAATTATACCTTTGTTTAGTAGTTATACCAATTTTATCATATACCGTGAATTTTGTCCAGTATATTATTTTTTTCTTTTGTCTGTTGAATAAAATCCATCACCATTAAATACACTGGCTACTGAATCATATTTTCGAACCAAGGGCACGCTGCACTTTTCACAATCGTACCCTGGATCATTTTCCCTAATTGAGCGAACTTTTACGTATTCTGTTTGACATTTTTTACATATATATTCATAGATGGGCATTAGGCCACCTTTTTACCAAACCTTGACCAGGCTCTTTCATGTAAGAAATATCCAAGCATTTCACATGCTGTATAGATTATTGCAAAAGATCCAGCATATTCCCAGTGTGCTTCACCAGTAATTGCCTTTTCAAAAAAATATACTAACGTACCAACAAAACCTATGTGAACAAGGGGCCAACTGACCGTCTTATACAAACTTCTTTTCTTTGAATCTTTTGTCATATATCTCCTTAATATATTATATCACAAAAATGCTATATTGACAGTGTTTTGTTTATTTGCCAATACTTTTCTATCATATTTATTTCTTTATAGAAATCTACAATTGTTCTTGGCAAACCTAATAAAGTAAAATATTTATTTTCACCCAATAACATTAATTTTTTAACTTCTTTTGTCATTTCATCTTCGTCAAATACCCATATTCTTGTCCAATGATCTGGATTATTCCTATCTGTACCAACAAATTTCCACCATCTTTCATCGTATGGAAATGAGTACTTGATATCGTTACCAGCATAATGAACTATTGCATTATTGTACGGAGCAACAACATCATATCCTTGACAATATACTGCAATAGACTGCTCTGGTTCTTCAAATGGAAATCTATGGTACGAAGGAAAATTTATTGCCTTAATATCTGAAGATTTTGCAAATATAAAATTACAAGAAATATAATAATTTTTAAAATATTTTTCATTAACTTTATCCTTATTTGGTACAAACTTAAGTTCAACAACTTCTCCGTGTATATCTAGTTGATCAAAGGTTCCTTCTAAGATCCAGTCTGTCTTCCAATTATGCTTACCCTGAATAGATGCTGTAGCCTGCCTAGAGATTATTCTCTTCTCATTATTCTTAGTTAACTCTTCAATGTCATCTATCAAACATTCATCCCAATTAAGTTCAAAATCTGCATGAGCATCAATGCCCAAAAAATAGGATTCGTCCTCAATTAGACCCCTTATGGCCTCTCTAATGCCCACTATGCCTGGCAGCCCATCTGCAACATCGCTATCTCTAACAATTTTTACGTTATTAAACATAGATAAATCTGGCTCTTGTTTATAGTTAAGCCCAAGTCCAAATACAATATTTTCTGGATAGTATGCTGTATCTAATATGTGGTTCATGGTATCTACCAAATGGGTATCTTCCCATGCTGGAATTGATACAAATATTTTTTTATTTTTCATTTTTCTCCTTATATTTTTTATAGAATTGTTCTGCCCAGTATTTATGAAAGACTGTGCCATGATGTCCATCTCGTTTTTCCATAGCGATAGAGTTTTTATTTAAAGCAATATAATCTTCATAAGCACGTTCCTCAACTATGGAGGTGTCTACAAAATTATCTGAATGCAGATTAAAAAGTTCTAAATCATTAATAAACTCATAATTCCATGTGCTCCAAAAAAAATCTGTTTTAGTTTTGCTGAGTAGGCTTTCAAAAATTTTAATACTTAAATAGTTATGAATTAAAACCGTATTATAATCGGACTCCGTATACTTTCCTAAAGTTGGCTGTTCTGTATTTTGATCAAAAGCCCCTACTCTGTAAAAACCACTAGACAAATTATAATCATCTGCATGCATATATGCAGATTGCCTTGGTACGTTAGGTAACATAAAAAATATTGCATCTGGTAGGCCAAACTCTTTTATGTATTCTGATACGACATTTACAATTTCATCTACCCCTCCGCCAGGAATTCCTATTGAAAAAAAACCAGAACATGTATCATCTTTATTGATGCTATCATATAACATTTTGCTCCAGCAATCTTCTATAACAGAACCCTCTCCCCAAGTTTCTGAACATCCAGCAAACAATATGTGATTTTTATCAACGTGATCTTTTTTAAATTCATCACATCTCCAACCATAACTGTTTGTTTTTAAATAATATTCTATTCTTTCATTAGTTATGTAATGAGATATGGAATCTATTCCATCAAAATTTTTCTCTCTATAGTGTGTTAGAGTTGAAAATGGATATTCTTTATTATAGACTTCTGGCCTAACATCCACTGTTTTGTATTTCCATTTACGAGACATTATACGATTAAGTCCTTTTTATATACATTCTGCCAATTAATTATATCAGTTTCATCATTTAACAATGGTTGGCCTTTAATATTTAAACTAGTATTTAATAAAATTGGAACCTTAGATATTTTGTACCATTTAGACAGTAATTCGTATAATCCAGGATGCTGTTCTTTATTTACAGTCTGAACCCTAGAAGTTCCATCCTTATGAACTACTGAAGGGATAAGGTCTGGCTTTAAACACTTAACGGCATACTGCATATATGGACTTGTAAAACTCATATCAAACCATTTACTTGCATGTTCTTCCATAACAACAGGAGCAAACGGTCTAAACAACTCTCTTTTTTTTATTTCATTTACCTTATTTTTAATTTCAGGATCTCTTGGATCAGCAAGTATGCTTCTATTTCCTAGTGCTCTTGGTCCATATTCTGCTCTTCCACTTGCTACCGCCGCAATTCCGTTATTCACTATTTCATTTAATGCTGCATCGACTGGATAGTTATCTCCTAAATCATATCCAAGAAATGGTGTTTTAAAATCAATGTGCTTTCCGTACAATGCTGCTGCTGCACCCAGAGAACTTCCAGCATCTCCAGGGTTTGGCATAATCCATATATCATCAAATATATTCCACAACAATGTATTAGCAGAACAATTAAGAGCACACCCACCCATAAAAACTAATTTATTTTTTTTAGTTAATCTTTTTGCCATATACATAAAATCTATTAACTTTATTTGATAAACTTCTTGTACTGCTGCGGCAATATCAAACCTATCTTGCTCAGTTATTTCTGATCCCCAATCAAAAATTCCTTTATGAAAATTATATTTTTGATACCCAATTGATGGAAAGTATTCTAAAACCTTTTTAAAATATTTTTGTTTATCTCCATAGGCAGCCATGCCCATCATTATGTACTCTTCTTGGTTTGGCATTAGCCCAATAAGTTGAGTAAACGCAGAATAAAATAAACCAAAACTAAAGGGATAATTATCTTTGTACATTAACTTAATGTTATTTCCTTCTCCAGTCCAAATAGTAGAGGTGTTGAATTCACCAATTGAATCAAGAACAACTATTGCTGCATCATCAAACTTGCTAGTATAGTACCCTGCTGCTGCATGCGAGTAGTGATGTTTAAAATTAGTTCTTGGTATTGCATTAAGATAAGTATGTTCAAACCAAGGCTTACCGCCACCAAAACCACCACGAGTTTTAACTCTTAGTTTCTTTAAAAATGGATTTTCATAGTAGGCTATTTGATCTGGAATCCCATACTCCAATGCATTATCTATTAAACCCTTGTTGGTAAACCAATCATTTTTAACTTTGCTATATCTTTCAGCGTGACCAGCAAATAAAACTTTATCGTCTTGTATTAAAGATATAGATGCATCATGTGTAGTTTCATTAATTCCCATTATTAACATTTTCTACCTCCTTAATTCTGTACATTGCTTCTTTAAACCATGCGTAGTGAACTGCTTCGCTAGGGTGTGTCTTATCTGATCCAAATATTGTCATATCTTTATCATTATTTTGTATAAAGTCAAATGTATTTTTTGCAAATCTTTCTTTATTTATTTGATAATAGGTATTAAAAGAATCTTTCATCATTTG